TGCCTCCACTACATGCCGGCTTGGCTGGCAGAGCCAGACTCACCAAAACGTGGGGTAATCCTCCTTTAAGAGGAAATTACCCCACGGCTCGTCTGACTAGCCTGCAGGCACTGGGTATGCCGTGATTCCCTGTAGAAAAGGAAAGACCGGATATTCCGGCAAAAACCCGGCGAAGCCCGTAGGGCGAGCCATGCCCGGACCTCGCGGAGCCTCCGGATCGACCGAATAGCGGGGAGAACCGGGATGGACATCCGGGGAGCAGGAATAGCCTGTTGACCGGTTAGCCGAGGGGCGGGATGGACATCCGGTCAGCCGGCGGGCAGGGAGTCCGAGGACTCGCGGGCTGGGCGGGCAGTCAGAAAGGCTGATCGCCGGAGTCGCCCGACTTCCGGGCATCCCGCTTCCGCTCGTAGGCTTCTAGGCGGGCCGGGTTGTAGAGGTCTTTCGGGTCGAGATCGCCCCGAGGTTTGAAGGTCGGGAAGGTCGTTTCCACTACGCAGGAGGCCGGGCTGGCGGCGTAGCGAGAGATCGGCTCTACCGTTAGGCAGTCCTCCTCCATGTGCCGGGTCAGCATTATCTTCGCATCCGGATCGCGGGCGAATGCTCCTGATCCGGATGCCCGGTCGAGGGCGTCCACCTCCGACTTGTTTCCTTTGGAATAGTGGTGGGCATAGACGATGGCCGTTTCCGTTTCCTCGGAGAAGCGTTCGATCTCCTGAAGGATAAGCATGACGTCGGATACGGAGTTTTCATCTAGGCCGGCTGCGGCTTTATAGTATGGATCGACTATGACTAGGTCGTAGGCTTTCTGCCGGCCCGATACTAGCAGATGCTCCTTCAGGCGGCTGAACTCGTAGCAGGAGCCTCGAAGCGGCCAGTAGTGGAAGTTCGGCTGGCGTCCGAAATTCAAAGCCTTTTTTATCATCTGTACCCGTCCGGCGGCCATACGACTGAGAAGCTCGAAATCCATATAAAGGACTCGGCAGGGCTTCACTACCTCTATGCCCATCCAGCTCGTCCCTTGGACGGCGGCTAGACCGAGGTTCATCAAGGTCCACGTCTTGCCGGCCTTCGAGCTGCCTTCCACCGACATCCGGCATCCCTTCCAGAGCAGGTCTTTCAGGATTTCCGGAGGCATAGGTTTTTCGGCCTCCTCCATCAGCCTATCCCAGTCCCAGATTTCGGGCAGAGGCTTAGTGGCCGGAGGTATGTCCGAAGGGTGGGCAACGTAGGGCGTCTGCTCTGTGAAAGTCTGGGCCTGCTGGGGCTGGCCGGTCGTCTGGCTCGGCTGGCTGGGGACTGGAGGATTGGCGATGGCGTAATTTATCGCATTGTAAAGCTCATGGTTCGGAGGAATCTTCATTTAGTCGGGAATGATATAGGATGGTCTGTTTGCCTTTGCCGGGGCGAAAGCCGCCGGGCAGGCGTGAAAGTTGAGTGAATCGCTCGAAGGCAGGATCGCCTCCGAAGCGTTGGGAGGCGTCCAGAAACTCGCGGGCCTTCTCCCGCTGGCCTCGGAGCGAGTACCATGCATGAAGCGACTTGCCGGCGGAGAAAGTTACAAGCTTCAGCGGAAGGATTTCGCCGAGGGCAAGGATCGGGCCGACCTGCTGGTCAAAATCTACGCCGGCGTCATCCATCTCATGGACCATGTAACGCCAGCCGGCGGCGTGTTCTTTTCGTCTAGACTCCGTTCCGGGCTTGAATACGTTCGGGCAAATAAATTCGTAGCGAGCTAGGTCGGGGCAAGCCGACCATTCGAGGGCAGTCTTGACCGAGCCTTCCGAGTCGAAGGCGTTCTTGGCGATGCTTATCCATTCGTCAGGCTCAAAGAGGTCGAGCAGGAGTTCGCCGGTTTTGTCTCCGTAAAGGAAGTCCTGACAGGATTTGACCTTGAGCATTTCGACCGAACCCGGCTTACCGTAGTGCTTGGCGGCATCTCCGGTCGGTTCGACCGACTCCCGGCGAGGGCCAATGCCCAAGTCGTCCCGAGCGATTCTGGCGTAAGCCCCGGCCAATGCATTCGTCAGTTCAGCAGGTTGGAGAGGACGCCTTTGGACGTTAGCCAAAATCTTTTCGCAGTAGGCATATGCCTCGTCAAATTCTGGAAGCACTTGGGCCACTCGAAGCGTAAAAGCTAAAATAAAATTATGATAGCCGTTAGCCTCGTAATTCTGGAGGAAGTCAACAAAAGGACTATTTAGTTTCATCGCATATGGTATTAATAAATTCGGAAAGCGTACCGCCGTGGAATCGCCGGAGTTTTCGCAGAGCCGACTTCTCGGCTCGCTGAATGGTTCGCGGGGAAAGCCCGGCAGTCTCGGCGATTTCCGAGGCGGAAAAGGGCTTGCCCGGATTCCGGCGAAGCATGTTCGCAATTCGAGCGTCTGCGGCCATTCGCTCTACGTTTCGTCGTCGGGGCATAGGCAGGTCGTTCCTTCGGCTACGTCGTCATCGTGCAAGGTAGTCCCGCAGGCCGGGCAGGTCGTCCAGCCTTCGCGGGCTTGGCGGTCGATCCAGTCCTGTTTGAGGTCGTCCGGGTCATCTTCGTGGCTGAAATCCGGGTCGGTCATTCTTCGTCTTCCTCTTCCTCGCAAACGCATCGAGTTTCATCAGTGTCGGGCCAGACGTAGCCGCACTTCGTGCATTCATATTCGGCTGCGGGGAACGGCTCCTCGCCTAGCCGAGCGTCCACCGTTTTTTTCCAGTTTTCTTCGGTCATAATAATTTAAACGTTTCTTGTAATGATTCTTGCCAACTGCCCGCGCTTTGCTGGCTTTCTACTCGGGCAGCTATTATCGCCGCCCGCTGGCCGCGAGACGGGGCCGGGTACATGCCGAACCTTTGTTCGAGTAGCCCATTCCTTTCCGCATTCGTGGAATCTGCCGAATGGAGTGGGAGTTTAGAGAAAATCCTCGGGTCAAGCATCCGCAATCCATGAAGCTTTGTTTTCGGCCTTCCCGACTCGCAGATTGCCGTCATGGCTTCTTCCATCCTTCCCCACCATTTGGAACTTCCGGGCGTTTGGTATTGCCCGGAAGAGCCGAGGCAAATTCGGGAGTGTTCGGCAAGGCGTTCCAGTCGCTCCAAGGATTCGTGCATATGCCAGACCGGAGCGAACTCTACGGACGGCCCTCGGGAAATCCACTGCTCGATTAAGTCGTCGTTTTCTTTCTCCCCGCCGTCGATGACGTCCGGAGTTACGACGAAATCGCAGGCGGGATGACTGCCCCACTCCTCGGCAAAGTCGAAAAACTTTTCCCAAGAATACGATTTGTTCGATTTCCATGCGGAGAATGCCCCGTTGTCTAGGGCAAAGGTCGAGCATGTGGCTGCGACTAAAGGCAGAACGGATGGCTTTGCGAAACTCACAAATACATGCCGACCTGACGCCAGCTCGACGTGATCGCTAGTTTTCCCAGCCCCAGCCATGCCATGATAATGTATCATTCCGGAAAAGATAAAGAAGCTATGGCCTCGTCCAGCGTCTTGAACATTACGCTCGCATGGTACTTGATCCAAGGGGAGCCGTAGCTCGAAACGACTACGATCTGTTTCTGCAACGACCAAGCGAACAGGATTTCCATCGCAGTCCCGAAAGAAGGCTGCTCGCATAAAGCGAGTAAAGTATCGGACATCATTATGTCTTTCTTGTCCTTCTCCACGATTAACTTTTGAATGAGCGGGACATGCTCACGCCCTCGATAGTCCCGATTCATAGGGGAAAGGGTCATAATCTTTTTGCTCCTCAAAATCCTCGCGACAGTCTCCCGCCACTCGACGCACGTGTCGTCGCAGTCATAAATCGGGCCTGCTAAATATACTAGTCTCGCCTTCATGCCGAAGCCTTTGCCCGAGTAGTAGTTTTCCTGACTTCTACGGATTTTACCTTTACGCCGGGAGGCCAGTCGGATTTCCCGATGACGTATAGCAGATGGCTGGCTATCCCCTCGGCAGTAGTGTTATCGAAAATCTCATTCAAATACTTGTGGTCTAGCCGCTTTATGTGGAATCCTGCAATTTTGCGAAGCTCACTCTGCTCGACAAGCCAGCCCTGCGACGTCTTCACTTTACCTTTGATAGTCACTAGTACCTCATGGGAGTGGCCATGAATAGTATTATACTCGGGACGGCTATCACTTATGCGATGGGCCGCCTCGAAAGAAAACGTTTCAGTCACTTCGACTTTCATATTTCCACCTCCCCGTCGATCAGCCCCTCGGGCAAACCGAGTTCTGATATATGAGTATCAATTGATACTTCAAAATTCTTCCGGCTTACCCGGTAAACCTTTCCGCCGGCTTGCTGGATGGCCACGGCCTCGTTAGCGAATCTTACGTCGTCGAAGATCACCTTGGAATCGGTATGCATAAAATACTCGGCCTCCCGCATGGCGGCCTTTACCCAGATGTCCGAATCCAGATTCCGCCCCCATTCCGTACCCAAGGTCTGTAGAGCGACTCTGGCCGTTATACCCTCAGGAAAGCCCGGAAGCTGATCTTCCTTCCGCTCTCCGAGCCAGTCGCCCGGCGGTAGGATTTGCTTCAACATTCGCTTGATAGGGCTGGCGAAGGAAAGTACTCGGGCGTTCTGTAATTTCGCGAAGGTTGTTTTGCCTACGCCTTTAGGCCCGCAAAGGCCAATTAATCTTTCGTTCATGTTCATCTCGATGGTAAAAAAACTGCGAATACGAAGCCCGTCACAGTCCAGAGCCAGAAGGCTATGGCTAAAAGAAACAAGCCCCAGCAAAGGGCGTACTCGAAAATGCGTTTCATCAGTAGTGCTTCCTAATCTCGCCCTCGGCGGCCAGAGGCAGGCCATCCGCCCACGCCGGAGCTTCGCTCATAAGGTTGACCAGAAGGTCGAGGGCCGCCTGTCCCTCGGACTCCGCCACTTCGACCGTGATGGAGTCATGGACGTGCAGGCATACCGGGAGGCCGGCTGCTTCCGCTTTGATGAGCATCTCTCCGAAGACGCAACGAGCCGTACACTGGACCAGATTCTCGACCAGCAGGCCGCCGTACAGTTTCTTGCGAGGTCCGCCCTTGACGGTTGACCCGGACATTTCGTCCTTCTTGCCGGAGAACTCGACGTCCCAGTATCGGATCGGCTTGCCGGAGCGAGTTTCTATAACTGCGCACTCCGGCTCGTTCTTGGCCTGTTGGCGAACGAACGCCTCGACCTTGTCCCAGAGGGCTATGATCAAAGGATTTTGCTGGCGATATGCCGTCACTTGCTGGCGAGCTACTGCCGGCGTGAGCTTGAGCTTCCCGCCGGTCAGGGCTTCCGCCACTGAGGCGAATTTGCCGGCCCCGCAGCCATAGCCCAGACCGAGCGTTCTGGCCTTGCATAAGTGCCGTAGCTCCGGGGCGAAGTCCTTCATAGGCTCGTCCTCTGCATACAAGCCTGACGCCCTGCCATGAGCCTCGTACAGGTCGATGCCTCCGCTAACTAGAGAAAGAAATTCCATGTCGCCGGCGAGCCAGTGAAGGATTCGAGGCTCGATCTGGGAAAGGTCCACCGAGACGAGAACTTTGCCCGCTGGAGCGACTAGGCATTTCTTCATGCTGACGCCCTGAATTTCGCTCCGGGGAATCGCCTGAAAGTTCAGTCCGCCCGAGCCGGACCATCGACCGGTATGCTGCGCCCCGCAAAACTTCAGGCGAGTGCTTACTCGGCTATCCGGACGCTTCCGAAGGATTAGCCCATAAAGGGATTCTTGAAGCTTGTTCGCCTTCCGCCATCCGGACATGGCATCGAGCCATATGGCCTGTTCCGGGTTGGCCGACTTCCACTTCATACAGGCAGGATCGCCCTCGTTCGTGCTGGTAGGCGGCTCGATGCCGGCGAGCTTGCAGGCATCTCCGAGGGCAAGAGGCGAAGTTATCGGGGCGGGCTTGTGGCCGGACCTCCAAGGGATCGCCGCCTCGCACTTGTCCATGACCTTGTCGAGCTTATCGATGAAGGACTGGCAGAGCTTGGAATCTACCGGAAGCCCGCGAGCGGCTATTATGCGAGTCAGCTCGGAGAGCAAATACTCGAACTCCGGAAAGCTCGGGGCGAGTGCTTCGTAAATCCGATAGCAGGCTCGGGCATCCGATAGGGCGTATTCCCGAAAGGCAGGATTGGCCGCGATGACTTCCGGCGTTAGCCCCTGCATTCCATCCCTCGCGTCCTTCGAGAGGTCTTCGCCGAACAAATGCTTGTATGCTCCCTTCAGGCTTCGGGGAAACTGATGCCATGCGGCCATATCAGCCGTGCATATCCACCTCGATGCCTGAAACTCGGGCATCTGGCCTTTCGAGATGGCCATCCGGCAGACCGTGGCGTCGAAGTCGGCGTTATGGGCCAATATCGTTTCGCCGGCCAACCGCTCGACCGGTAGTTGGTCGGGAGTTCCTACCCATTCAAAGTCCGGGGAATACAGGCTGACCAGCGTTACCTTGAACTGCGGATGCATGACGTACCGATCCAGCCCGAGCCGGGTAATCGAATACTGGGCGGACCAGAAAGTTTCCGTATCGAGGGCTATCATTCCTCTATTAACTCTGGGGGGGCCAAGAGGCTTTCGGCGGATCGAAGTCCTTCTTCAAGGGTCGGGAACGTTTCCGCTTCCAGCCTCCAAGCGTCCGCCTCCAGATCGAAAGTGAGAGAAGCTTCCCTGCCGTTCTTCCCCACGATGACAGTTTCCCTGTGGCATTTGTAGATCGTTTCATTTTCCATTTAGTTTTAATTCCTTTCTTGCCCAAGGGGGCTGAAGTCCTCGCCGGACAAAGAACTGCTCGGCGCACCAGTTAAATTTTATCTTATCCGAAGCCGACATTCGCGGGCCCGGACTCCATTCGAGGCTGGAGGGATGGCCCGGCTTGTGCGAGGCGATGGCTCCCTTGGCCTCTGTCTTCAGGCTGAATACCTTGCCTTTCACTTTGCGAAATCGAATTCATCTTGATGCGGGTGGATCGGGTCAGGCTCCCAAGGGTCAGGCTCGGAAAGGATAAGCAGTTTGTCGTCGGGGCGACTGTCGTCCAGAATCTCAATCTCATTGCCGTCCCTCTTGCCGAGGCCGTTGAACCAGCCGCAG